TCATAAAGTAAAAGCAAGTGCTTCTGTATGGCCGTCAGCATATGCCTCTGGAAGACTCGTACAGTGCCGTAAGAAGGGTGCTAAGAACTATGGTAATAGTACTAAGAAAGAGGAGTTTGAGAACCTTCCAGAACTCTCTCAAATGCAAATCAATGCAATGAGAAATGCTGGTATTGAGGTTGATGTTCTTAATGAGAAATGCTGGGTTGGATATACTCAAAAAGGCATGAAGAAGAAAGGTAAAAAGACTGTACCTAACTGTGTTCCTGTCGGTGAAGAAGTAAAAGAAGTTACAGAGGCAATGAGAGTGCCTGCTCAAAATGGAAATGTATACCTTGTAGCATTTACCTGGAAAGGTAAGTATATGATGATGAAGTTATTCTTCCCTGAGATTAAAAAACCATCTAGAAAAGAAGTTCAGTCTGCACTTGATAAAGTCTATCCTGGTTCAATGATTTCCAGATTTGATCTATCTGCTCTTGACAATAAAGAACTGTATATCAACGTATCTTGTTCAGAAGAAACTGAGGTTGTTGAGGCAGTAAAAGGTCAAGATACTGATATGAGAAAAGCAGCATCTGCTGAAAGAAAATCAGGCGAAAAACGTCTTGCTCCTTCAAAAGGAAAAGGATATGCTGACCAGCAAAAGCAATCCATCAATTATATGGATAAAAAAACCAAAAATAATAAAATTATTGTTGGTATGACTCACGAAGAAACTGAAGTATCTGAAGGTGCTGCATGGACTAAGAAGTCTGGTAAGAACAAAGAAGGTGGTCTCAATGAAAAAGGACGTAAGTCCTATGAAGCAGAGAATCCTGGTTCCGATCTAAAAGCACCTTCCAAGAAAAAAGGTAATAAGAGAAGAGCATCATTCTGTGCAAGGATGAAAGGTATGAAGAAAAAACTCACTTCTGCCAAAACTGCTAGAGACCCTGATAGCAGAATTAATAAATCACTAAGAGCCTGGAATTGCTGAGTAACTTATGAGTAATGATGTTTATTTGGGTAATCCCCTTCTTAAAAAGGCAAATTCCCCTATTGAGTTTTCGCAAGAAAATATTGAAGAATATATTAAATGCAAAAATGACCCAGTTTATTTTGCACAACATTATGTAAAAATTGTAACTCTTGATCATGGTCTTCAACCATTTAAGACTTATGATTTTCAAGAGAAGTTAATCAATAATTTTCATAATAATAGATTCAATATTTGTAAGATGCCTAGGCAGACTGGTAAGTCTACCACTTGTGTATCTTACTTATTGCATTATGCATTGTTTAACGACAGCGTAAACATTGGTATTCTCGCAAACAAAGCAACTACTGCTAGAGAACTTCTTGCTAGATTAGCAACTGCTTATGAGAATCTACCTAAGTGGATGCAGCAAGGTATTCTTGTATGGAATAAAGGTAACATTGAACTAGAAAATGGATCAAAGATTCTGGCTGCTTCTACGTCTGCAAGTGCTGTCCGAGGCATGTCGTTTAACATCCTCTTCCTTGACGAATTTGCTTTCGTTCCAAACCATATCGCAGATGCTTTCTTTGCCTCCGTTTATCCTACTATTACTTCTGGTCAAAGTACAAAAGTAATCATTGTATCCACGCCTCACGGCATGAACCACTTCTACAGGATGTGGCATGATGCAGAAAAAGGTGCTAACGAATATATTCCAACAGATGTTCATTGGTCTGAAGTTCCTGGTAGGGATGATATTTGGAAAGAACAGACCATTGCTAACACATCAGAACAACAGTTTAAGATTGAGTTCGAGTGTGAGTTTCTAGGTTCTGTTGATACCTTGATTGCTCCTAGTAAACTCAAAAACTTAGTATATGATAGTCCTATTCAAAGAAATGCGGGTCTAGACATTTATGAAGGACCTAAAGAAGATAGAGATTATATTTGTACAGTTGACGTTGCAAGAGGAGTCGGAGGAGATTACTCTGCGTTTGTAGTCATAGACATAAGTCAGTTTCCTCATAAACTGGTAGCAAAATATAGAGATAACACAATTAAACCAATGTTATTTCCAAGTGTTATCTACCAAGTATGTAAGAGTTATAATGATGCCTATGTTTTGTGTGAGGTCAATGATGTTGGAGATCAGGTAGCAAGTATTCTTCAGTATGATTTAGAATATCAAAATCTTTTGATGTCTTCAATGAGAGGTAGAGCAGGTCAAGTTGTTGGTCAAGGATTTTCTGGATCTAAAACACAGTTAGGTGTTAAGATGTCCAAGACAGTCAAAAAAGTTGGGTCTCTCAACCTTAAGACGATGATTGAGGAAGATAAACTTATCTTCAATGATTATGAAGTCATTTCAGAGTTAACCACCTTCATTCAAAAACATGGTTCTTTTGAGGCGGAAGAAGGATGCAATGACGACCTTGCTATGTGTTTGGTCATCTATGCTTGGTTAGTAGCACAAGATTATTTTAAGGAGTTGACTGATCAAGATGTTAGAAAAAGAATTTACGAAGAACAGAAGGATCACATTGAGCAAGACATGGCACCCTTTGGTTTTATTAACGATGGATTCGATGATTCTACTTTTGTGGATAATGACGGAGATAGATGGACTGTCGAACCAAATGGAGAAAAATACCTTCAAAGATTAGGTAACACTCCAGATACATGGAATGTGGATGAGTATGGTGATATGTCCCATATGTGGGATTATAGGTAATGGACTTAGACAAACAGATCAGACTTGGGCACTTACTTCTAGATGATAGAAAGTGTAGAACCTGTGGACAAGTTAAAAATCTGATTGAGTCTTTCTACAGAACAAGAAAAGATAGAGGTCCGGTCTCATCATCATTCTCATATGAATGTAAAGACTGTACGATCAAAAGAATTATTAGTAGCAGAAAAAATACACACCCTTCTATCGGGGAATCCTATCCAGATTGGTAGTTCACTATATTCACGTCGTATTTCCCCGCTCAAAACTCATATTTTCATAAATATTTTTAGTTAATTTGAGACATTTAGGAGAAAAACATGGCGACTCCTCAATTATCTCCAGGCGTAATAGTCAGAGAAGTTGATCTAACAGTAGGAAGAGCTGAAAACGTTCTTGATAATATTGGTGCGATTGCTGGTCCATTTAAATTGGGACCTATCGATGAACCATATGATATTTCTACTCAACAAGAACTGATCAACACTTTTGGTACTCCTATAAGTACTGATAGACAATACGAATACTGGATGACAGCTTCAGAATACCTCTCCTATGGTGGTGTTCTTAAGGTTGTAAGAACAGATGGTACTACACTGAACAATGCTAACGCAGGTGTTGGTGCTGCAAGTACAACCGCATCGAAGATTAAAAACTACGATGACTATGAGGAGAACTATTCTTCTGCTACAAACTTCACGTATGCTGCTAGAAATCCTGGAACCTGGGCAAATAGTCTTAAGGTTTGCACGATTGATAACTTTGCAGACCAGACTCTAGGAATTACGACTACTAGTCCTTCTGCTCTTGGAGTTGCTGTTGGGTATGGTGTTACATCCGCCCTTTCTAGTGTTCCCATTCCTGGTGCTGGTACAACCTCAACCTTTAATGGATATCTGAAAGGAATCATTACAGGTGTCAGCACGGATGCAACGAACAGCAAGAGTTCGATTGACGTTAGAATCGTATCAAGAGTTTCAACTGCTGGAACTGTTTATCCTATCGTATATCAGGAAAACAATCCTTCTCAAGCATTTGAAGCAGCGGATACTCTTTCGTTTGTTACTAATGCTGGCGTAACTTCAACAACGACAATCGCTGCACTCGATGCAAATGATTGGTATGATTCGCAAACTTTGAATCTATCCAACTCAACAATCTTCTGGAAGTCGATTGCTCCAAGACCTGTAACTAGCAACTACGTCTCCACAAGAGGAGGAAAGAATGATGCTATGCACGTTGCTGTCGTAGATGATACTGGTGCAGTAACTGGTATTTCAGGAAATCTATTAGAATCTTGGACTGGTTTGTCTAAGGCAATAGATGGTGAAGCAGATGGCGATTCACCAACCAAAACATATTATAAGAGTTATCTTGCTAATAATTCTAACTGGATTTATGCAGGATATAATCCTTCATCCGCAACTGATTCTTATCACGGTACAACTCCTGTTGCTACTGGATTCTCAACTGCCTACACTGCAGTTAGTAGAGGAGACGGTCTATGGGGTCAGGAAGCAAGTGGTGTAACCTACAGTGCTATTGGAAACAAGACATATGCCTTCGGTGGCGGTGTTGACTATTCTGCTAGCGGCGGTATGGGTGCAACTCTTGGATCCCTATCTACTTCATATGAACTGTTCGCAAACAGAGATGAAATTGCTGTTGATTATTTGATGATGGGTCCTGGACTTGGTTCGGAACTCGAATCTCAAGCAAAAGCAAACAAACTCATTTCTATTGCTGAACTAAGAAAGGATTGCATGGCAACCATTTCTCCTCATAGAGCAAATGTTGTTAATGTATCAAATCCAACTACACAAGTTAATAATCTTCTGAAGTTCTATTCGCCTGTAACATCATCCTCTTACGCTGTATTGGATAGTGGTTACAAGTATGTTTATGATAGATTCAATAATGAGTTCCGTTATGTCCCATTGAATGGTGATATTGCTGGATTGATGGTAAGAACATCTATTGAGGCATTCCCTTGGTTCTCGCCAGCTGGTCAGCAAAGAGGCAACATTAATAATACTATTAAACTTGCTCTCAATCCAAACAAAGCACAGCGTGATATCCTATACGGATCAAGAATCAACTCTGTAATCAATCAAAGCGGACAGGGCGTAATCCTGTTTGGTGATAAGACTGCTCTTGGTTATGCTTCTGCGTTTGATAGAATCAATGTTCGTCGTCTGTTCCTCACAGTTGAGCAAGCACTTGAAGAAGCAGCAAATGATCAACTCTTTGAAATCAACGATGATGAAACGAGGGCAAACTTCGTTAACATTGTCGAACCTTACCTGAGAGATGTTCAGGCACAAAGAGGTATTCAAGAGTTCTCAATCGTCTGTGACGAAACAAACAACACCCCTGCTATCATTGATAACAATGAGTTTAGAGCAGATATCTTCATCGCTCCTACACGTTCCATCAACTACGTCACACTGACGTTTGTTGCTACCAGAACTGGAGTAAGTTTTGAAGAAGTCGTTGGTTCAGTTTGATTTAATATCGTAATAATCGTATAAGAGGACACAACCATGGCACAAACAAAAACCTTATCACAGTTTAAGAACAGATTAGCGGGCGGTGGGGCCCGCCCCAATCTCTTTGAAGTTTCTATTCCTGCATTCCCTGCTGCTGTCGGCAGAAGAGTTTGGAGAAATGGAGGCAACAAAGAGAGTGGTCAGTTTAGATTTTTATGCAAGACCGCACAACTTCCAGCATCAACCATTGCTGAAGTACCCGTTCCTTTCAGAGGTCGTATCTTAAAAGTTGCTGGAGACAGAACTTTTGATACATGGACTGTTACCGTCATCAATGACGAAGACTTCCAACTGAGAACTGCTTTTGAAGTTTGGATGAATACACTTAGCAAGTTAAACGATGCTACTGGTGTTACCAATCCTTCTTCATATATGACTGATGCTTATGTCCAGCAACTGGGCAGAGGTAGACAGGCAGAATCAACCAGAAACAGCAGAGGCGGAAGAAGTTCAGAACTTAGAAATTACAAGTTCTATGATATCTTCCCAACTGAAGTATCTGCTATTGACCTGAGTTATGATAGCACTGATACCATTGAGGAGTTCACAGTAACTTTCCAGGTTCAGTACTTCACTATCGGTAACTCTCTCCAGAGAAACAGAGGCGCTAGAGGACAGACTCTGGTACAGTGATAAATAACTAGAACGGTCGTTTCTATTCTAATAATGTCGAGATTATTTGGTTTCTCAATTGAAGATGATGATAAAGACTCGTCTGGTGTAGTATCTCCGATCCCTCCTAATAACCAGGATGGATCTGAGCACTACGTCACGACGGGTTTTTATGGTTCATATGTAGATATTGAAGGTGTATATAAGAACGAAAACGAACTTATCAGAAGATATCGTTCAATGTCGCTCTATCCAGAATGTGATAGTGCTATTGAAGATGTCGTAAATGAAGCAATTGTTGCTGATACGAATGATAGTCCTGTAAGTATTGAACTATCAAACTTAAACGCAAGCGATGGAATTAAAAAGAAAGTAAGAGAAGAGTTCAAACGTATTTTAGAACTTCTTGATTTTGATAAAAAGGCACATGAAATCTTCCGTAATTGGTATATTGATGGAAGACTATATTACAATAAAGTTATTGATCAAAAGAATCCCACTGCTGGTATTCAAGAATTAAGATATATTGACGCATCAAAAATGCGTTATGTTCGTCAGGTAAAGAAACCAAAAAACGGCAATAATCCTCTTTCAAATGTTAAAAGAGAAGATCCTGCAACATATGATTTTCCAGAAATTGAAGAGTTTTTTGTATATGCTCCTGGTGGATCTGGATCAACTGGAGGATATAATACAGGAACAATGTCAATGGGTGGTGCTTCAAAAGGCATCAAAATGACAAGAGATTCAATAACATATTGTACCTCAGGATTAGTAGATAGAAATAAGGGATCAACTCTTTCTTGGTTGCATAAAGCAATCAAACCACTCAATCAATTAATGATGATTGAGGATTCTCTTGTTATCTACAGACTTTCAAGAGCACCAGAAAGAAGAATCTTCTACATTGATGTTGGCAATCTACCTAAGGTAAAGGCAGAACAGTATCTTCGTGATGTGATGATGCGTTATAGAAATAAACTTGTCTATGATGCTAACACTGGTGAAGTTCGTGATGATAAGAAGTTCATGTCTATGATGGAAGACTTCTGGCTTCCTAGACGTGAAGGTGGTAGAGGAACTGAGATTACAACTCTACCAGGTGGTCAAAATCTCGGAGAAATTACTGATATCAACTACTTCCAAAAGAAGTTATATAGAGCACTCAATGTACCTGAAACTAGAATTCAAGGAGAAACTGGTTTCTCAATGGGTCGTTCATCAGAGATTCTAAGAGATGAGATCAAGTTCTCCAAGTTTGTTGGAAGAATGAGAAAGAGATTCTCAGATATGTTTAGCGACATGTTGAGAACACAACTGATTCTTAAGAATATCATTACTCCTGAAGACTGGGAGTCAATGTCAGATCATATTCAATATGATTTCTTGTATGATAACCATTTTGCTGAACTCAAAGAAGCAGAACTTACTACTGAAAGAGTTAATCTTGCTCAATTGGTTGAACCATATGTTGGCAAGTACTATTCTAATGATTATGTTAGAAGAAATATCCTGCGTCAAAGCGACCAAGAAATTCAAGAGCAGGACAAACTAATCGAGAACGAAATCGAAAGTGGTTTGATTCCAGATCCAGCATCTATGGATATTGATCCTGCTACAGGTCAACCGATGGCACCAGTTCCTGGAGATACTTCGGGAAGTGTTATGGGTGCTACTCCTCAGGCACCAGAGATTGATGAAACAAAATTTGAAACACCCACAGGTGGAGAAATCTAAATACATAATAAATCATTATTTTAAACATGGAAGAACTAATGGATTTGCTTGTTGCCGATGAGTCACCAGCACAAGTAAGTGATAAAATCAAAGATATTTTATTTGCTAAGTCAGCAGAAAAAATATCAGACGTGAGACCCCAAGTGGCTGCTTCTGTTTTTGATGATCCTCAGTTAGAAACAGAGGTTGATTCAGAGGAATCTGAAGAATAATAAATAACATTAATAAGTCGTCTACTCTATAATAATGTCTGCTTTAACTCCAGTAGGAATTTCGCAATCAGTTTCATCTTCTGACTCTTCAACTGCTGTAACTTTACCTATCAGTCAAAAAACTGATACTATTAGGGTAGTTGCTGAAACTGCAGGAGTTCATGTTGCTATTGGAGTTACTCCTACAGCAACTAATTCAAACTTTTATGTTTCTACAACTGGAGCATCAGAGATTGCTATTGGTAAACCAGCATCTCAAAGAGTTGTGGGTATTACTACGGGTGTTACCACGATTATTGATTTCCCAGAAGGAACAGGTTCTCCTTTTGCCGTAGGTGATGCAGTAACACTTACATCGGGAACTCAAATCTCTCAACCATACTACAACTTTACTCACAAAGTTGTAACGGCGATTAACACTGGAAACATTCAATCTGGTGGATTTTTTAATACCAGAATTACTGTTAATAATGATTCTTCAGGAATAGTTACTGCTTTCAATCCAGATAATTACACTGAACTTAGAAAATCAATATCGGTTGCCGTCAAAACTCAAAGCGGTACTGGTTTAGCACACATCCAACAAGTACAGGTATCTTAAGAACAATGAAACTTATCAGAGAAGAAATCGAATCAGTAGATTTTATCGTTGAAGAACGCAACGGTAAGAAGCATATGTTCATTGAAGGCATCTTTCTTCAAGGTGAGATGCAAAATAGGAATGGAAGAATGTATCCTATGAGTGTCCTGAGAAAGGAAGTTCAAAGATACAATGAGAATCATATTCAGTCAGGTAGAGCACTTGGAGAACTTGGACATCCAGATGGTCCAACTGTTAATTTGGACCGCGTTAGTCACAAAATCGTTTCGCTAAAGGAAAACGGAACTAACTTTATTGGTAAAGCAAAAATCCTTTCTACTCCAATGGGTAAGATTGCAGAATCTCTCATCGGTGAAGGAGTCAAACTTGGCGTTTCTTCTAGAGGAATTGGATCTCTAAAAGCAACAAGAGAAGGTATAAATGTTGTTGGCGATGACTTCATGCTTTCTACTGCTGCAGATATTGTAGCAGACCCTTCTGCACCTGATGCTTTCGTTGAAGGTATCATGGAAGGTAAAGATTGGGTATGGGATGGAGGCATTCTTCGTGAGAGGGCAGCCGTCAAAACATACAAACAGATCAATACTTTAGTTGATCAAGGTCAATTGGATGAACAGAAATTGAATCTGTTCAATAATTTCCTTAATAACCTGTAAGGTTACTAAATTATAAATAAATATAGATTAAATAAGGTTAATCGGAGTAAGTTCAAATGTCTCGTGGAGATTTACAAGAAATGGAGCAATCTAAAACTGCTGTGAACGCGAACGCTAAAGCTGGTGATGCCATGCCTAAAATGGTTGATCCAGGCACACAACTAGCGTCTGTTGAAGATCTCGGTGGTCCAACCCCCGAGAACTACAAGCCAGATAATGATTCAGCAAAACTCAAAGAACCCAAGATTAAGACCGTCCATGACGTTGTTAATCGTGGTGCCAAGGCTGCTGATGCAATGGCAAAAATGTCCAAAGAAGAAACTGAAGTCGAAGAGGAGGTCCTTGAAGAGGATCAAGTTGATGAGACTGAAGAAGTCATCGAAGAGGAATCCTCTGAAGATGATGGTATTGATATCGATGAAGATGTCAATGCTCTTCTTGGTGGCGAAGAACTCTCCGAAGAGTTTAGAGAAAAAGCAAAGGTTATCTTTGAAGCCGCTCTTAACTCTAAAGTAAAGGAAATCCAGGAAGCTCTGGAAGTCCAATATGCAGAACAACTGCAAGAAGAAAAAGAAGGTCTTAAGGAATCACTCACTACAAGAGTTGATTCGTATCTTGAGTACGTCTGCGAAGAGTGGATGACCGAGAATGCACTTGCTGTTGAAGCAGGTCTTAAAACCGACATGACCGAATCATTCCTTGCCGGAATGAAGGGTCTTTTTGAAGAACATTATGTAACAATCCCTGAAGAAAAATATGATGTGCTGTAAAGCATGGTAGACAAACTTGATGAAATGGAGACCAAGCTCAACGAGCAGATCGATAAGAATATTTCCCTAAACAAGCGTCTCGCAGAGTCGGTTGCCGATGGTATCTTAGATCAAATTTCTGAAGGTCTTGCACAGACCCAGAAAGAGAAGCTCGCTTCACTTGCCGAAAGTGTTGAGTTTGAAAGTGAAGAAGAATATCGTGGAAAGCTGGAAACATTGAAGGAGTCATATTTCTCCTCAACAACAACTTCAGCCCCTAAAGCATCCCAACAAACCCTTTCTGAGGGAGTAGATACTACAGATGCACCTGTTAAAGCAGGTATGGATCAGTATCTTAAAGCACTGGGTGCTTTTAAATAGTGAACACAAAATTGATTCAAACAAACACTAAAAATTTTTAAAAGAGGTAAAGCAAATGTTCCAATCCGAACATCTGCAGGAAAAGTGGAGTCCCCTTCTCGATTATGAGGGTCTTGATCCAATCAAAGACGCTCATCGTAGATCGGTAACCGCAGTCCTGCTCGAAAACCAAGAAAAGTTCCTTAAAGAGGAAGCAGCATTTAGTCAGGGTATCAACCTGATGGAAACCCCCACCAATAGCGGCAATGCTGCTGGTGCGTCTGGTGGTTTCAGTGGTTCTGCCCCCGCAACCGGCCCTGTTGCTGGTTTCGACCCCGTACTGATCTCCTTGATCAGACGCGCAATGCCTAACTTGGTCGCATATGACCTTGCTGGCGTTCAACCGATGAACGGTCCTACTGGACTGATCTTCGCAATGCGTTCCCGCTATAACAATCAGAGCGGAAACGAGACATTCTTCGATGAAGTCGATACCGCATTCTCCGGTCAGGACGACGGTTTCAACCTGGAAGCAGGTTTTGCCGATGGCCCTGTTGGTCTTGGTACTACTTCACAAGGTTCAGGCGGTAATCCTTCCGTTCTTAACCCCGTTGGTACTGCAACCACGAACCCCTCACCATACAACGTTGGTGAAGGTATGGTTACAGGTGACTCTGAGAACCTGGGAGCAGGTACTGGAGATCACTTCAACCAGATGGCATTCTCGATTGAGAAAGTCACTGTAACCGCCAAGTCAAGAGCTCTGAAAGCAGAGTACTCCTTGGAACTGGCACAAGACCTTAAGGCAATTCACGGTCTTAACGCTGAAGCAGAACTTGCTAACATCCTCTCTACTGAAATCCTTGCGGAAATCAACAGAGAAGTTATCAGAACCATCTATAAGGTTGCTGAACAGGGTGCTGTTTCTAACACCGCTACTCAAGGCGTATTTGACCTTGACGTTGACTCCAACGGTCGTTGGTCTGTTGAGAAGTTCAAAGGACTTCTTTTCCAAATCGAAAGAGACGCCAACGCGATTGCCCAGCGCACTCGTAGAGGGAAGGGCAACATGGTTCTGTGTTCCGCAGACGTTGCTTCCGCTCTGACTATGGCAGGAATCCTGGATTATACCCCTGCTCTGAACTCCAACCTTAACGTTGACGACACCGGCAATACTTTCGCTGGTACTATCAATGGTAAGTTTAAGGTCTACATCGACCCATACGCTGCAAACTTGACCAGTGGGAATGCTCCTTCTGCCTCCGGTAACCAGTATTACGTCGTTGGTTATAAGGGTTCTTCCCCTTATGACGCTGGACTGTTCTATTGTCCTTATGTTCCTCTCCAGATGGTTCGCGCCGTTGGTGAGAACACCTTCCAGCCCAAAATTGGCTTTAAGACCCGTTATGGTCTTGTTGCTAACCCATTCGCTGAAGGAACCACTCAGGGACTTGGCAGACTTCGTATTAACTCTAACCGTTACTACAGAAGAGTTGCTGTTAAGAACCTTATGTGATCCATTAGGATACACAACACTGGGACCCGCAAGGGTCCTTTTTTATGTCAAGAGATAAATAACTAAAAAGATTATGGCAGGTCAATCACGAAAACTTGGAACTGCTGCTCAAGTAAGAACCAGACAACCAATTAGAGGTGGTTCTTTAGAAAAAGAAAGAGTAGCAAAATTAAAACAAGTTGCTGATAGAAACTTTCTTCAACCTTCTGGGTTTAAGATGATTATATCAAGATCGCCTAAAGTTGCTTTCTTTGGTAATGCAGTAAATATTCCTGAGTTGATTTTAGGAACTACTATACAACCAACTGCTGGTCTTAAGAACATCAATAGACCTGGAGAGATTATTGAGTTTGGTGATTTAAATTTAAGGTTTTTGGTAGATGAAAACTTAGAAAACTATATTGAAGTACAGAACTGGATAAGAGGTATTGGTTTTCCAGAATCGCTAGATCAAATTTATGATTTTCAAGACAATACAGAAGGAGTTGCTAGACCAGACTTACAAACAGGTCTGAATCTATATTCTGATGGAACTCTTCTAGTGTATGATTCGATGATGAATCCAAACTTCAAAGTTCATTTTCAAGATATGTTTCCTTACTCTTTGACTACTCTACAGTTTGATGCTACACTTTCCGACACGGAATACTTTACAGCAGAGGTTAGTTTCAAGTATACTATATACAACATTGAATCCGTTGGTTGTTGTGCATGATTGACCTTGTGACTATACAAGGCATGTGGGAAAAGGACTCAAAGATTGATCCAGATAATTTACATACTGAATCACTCAATATTCCAGTTCTACATGCCAAATATTATGATGTATATAATAACTTAATGCTTCTGAGGAAGAAAGCAGAGCAACAAAGAAAAAATACTAGACACGAAAGATATGAGTACTATTCTGGAAAAGCAGACCTAGATGTATATGCAGAGAATCCATTTCCTAAAAAGATTAGAGATAAGGACACTATGCAAAAATATTTGGACGCGGATACAAAACTCTCAGGATTTTCGTTGAAGATAGAATATTATGATACGATGTTGAGGTATATTGAAGAGATACTCAAACAAATAACTAATAGAACATATCAAATTAAAAACGCCATAGAGTTTATGAAGTTTTCTTCAGGGTTAGGATAATGGAGGAGGAGCAACCGGAATATGATTATACTGTAAACTTAACCATACAGGATATTCATCTTCTACATCATTGTGTTCTTGAGCGCATACGATTATGGGAAGGTTCTCCGTCTAGGCATCCAACAGAACAAGAACATCTTTGGTATTTGAGAGATTCATTATACCGAATGATATTAGAATATAAGTTTGATAATATGTAATAAATATTTCCAGGTAAGAGTATATTATGGCTGACCTGGTGATACAGAAGGTGAACGAAGTTTACCTGAAGATTAATACTGAACCTCATGTCGAATATGAACTGAGAGATAGATTCACTTTTGAGGTTCCAAATAAAAAGTTTATGCCTCAGTACAGAAGTAAGTACTGGGATGGATATGTACACTTATTCAATATGAAGACTAAGAGAATCTATGTTGGTCTCTTGGATAAGATTGTAGCATTTTGTGAGCAGGCAGGATATTCATATCAGTTTGAAGATAATAAATTTTATGGTCCTCCATTTGAAGTCAATCAAATGATTTCAGAGGAAGGAGTCAAAGACTTTATGGGGACAATCACTAATCTCAAACCAAGAGATTATCAGATTGATGCTGTTCATGATGCATTGAGATATAATAGAAAACTTCTTATATCTCCAACTGCATCTGGCAAGTCATTCATGATCTATACGATTGTGAGATACTTTGTTAACTCAGGCAGAAAGATACTTCTTGTAGTACCCACTACATCGCTTGTAGAGCAGATGTTTAAGGACTTCCAGGACTATGGGTGGGATGCGGAGAACTACTGCCATAGAATCTATGCAGGACGTGAGAGAATCAATACTAATGAAGTAACTATTACTACCTGGCAGTCTGTGTATCAGTTAGATAGAAAGTTCTTTGAGGACTATGATGTGGTGATTGGTGATGAGGCGCACCTTTTTAAAAGTAAGTCTCTTGTTGGGATCATGGACAAGTTACACCATGCTAAGTATAGATATGGATTCACAGGTACTTTAGACGGCACACAGACGCATAAGTGGGTGTTAGAGGGTCTCTTTGGTCCATCATACAAAGTCACTCAAACAAAGAAACTAATTGATCAAGGTCATCTTGCTACGCTTGATATTCAATGTCTTGTATTGAAGTACAAACCAAAGAAGTTTCAAACTTATGAAGATGAGATTCAGTTTCTTATATCACATGAAAAAAGAAATAACTTTATTAAAAATCTATCAATAGATCTGAAAGGCAATACCTTGATTCTATTCAGTCGTGTTGAAGCTCACGGTAAGGTACTTTTTGAATTAATAAATAAAAATGTAGATGAAGGAAGAAAAGTATTCTTTATTCATGGTGGTGTAGACGCCCAAGATAGAGAAAACGTAAGAGCGATTACTGAACTGGAAAAGGATGCAATCATTGTTGCTTCTTACGGAACATTCAGTACAGGAATCAATATCAAGAACCTTCATAACGTAATATTTGCCTCTCCATCCAAATCTCGTATACGCAACCTACAAAGTATTGGTAGAGTCCTACGAAAAGGCAAAGATAAGACTAAAGCAAAACTTTATGATATTGCTGATGACTTAACTATTGGTTCTAGGAAAAACTATACCTTAAACCATTTTATTGAAAGAGTGAAAATATATGTTCAAGAACAATTTAACTATGACATCATATCCATTGATATAAAAGACTAGCAAAGGAGATTAATTTATGATTGAAGATGATTTTTATGCAACAATAAAACTTAAATGTGGGGAAGAGATATTTGCTAAGGTAGCAGCCTCTGAAGAAGATAATAGGACAATGTTAATTGTTTCTAATCCAATTATGGTTGAAGAGATAAAAATAAGAGGAACTGCAACTGGATATAAGTTTGAACCTTGGTTGAAAACTACTAAGGAAGATATGTTTATTATTAATCTAGACGATGTTCTTACATTGTCTGAATCAGAGGATATTGAAATGATCTTGTATTATCAAGATTATATTCGTAAAATGTTTAAAGGTAACAACTCTAAACTAGATAGGAAGATGGGATACTTATCATCTGTCCATGAAGCAAAAGAGGTTTTAGAGAAACTCTATAATAATAGCTAGAACCTTTTCTTCAAAGGCGACAAACCTATTCTATAGGATAATTGTATTCTTGTCAACTACTTGTTTTTCTGTTATAATATTAAAAACAGATTTGGATATATTATGATTAAAAACAATGCGTATGGGATTATGCCTAGACCTAAGAAATCAGAACACTACGTTAATAACAAAGAATTCCTCAATGCTCTAGAGGATTATTTTATTAAAGTAGAAAGAGCAAAGTTAAACGATCAACCCAAACCTCAGATTCCTAGGTATATTGGAGAGTGTTTTCTCAAGATTGCTAATCATTTATCATACAAACCAAACTTCGTGAACTATATGTTCAAGGATGATATGATTTGTGATGGTATTGAAAACTGTGTACGATACGTCCATAACTTCAATCCAGAGAAGTCAAAGAATCCATTTGCATATTTCACCCAGATCATCTACTATGCTTTCCTGAGAAGGATCCAGCAAGAGAAGAAGCAGTTAGAAATTAAAAACAAGATTCTTGAGAAGACCAACTTTGATGAAGTCTTTGATGCGAACGACCTTGACTCCGCTAACTATAGCGAGTACAATAGCATCAAAGATGCCGTTCATTCAAAACTTCGTAACTGATGCGTGTTGCTATTATTACTGATACCCATTACGGAGCACGTAAGGGTTCTAGATTATTTCATGATTACTTTGAGAAGTTTTACAATGATATCTTCTTTCCTACTTTAGAAAAAGAAAAAATTACTCATGTTATTCACATGGGTGATGCTTTTGATAGCAGGAAAGGAATAGAGTTTAAATCATTAGACTGGGCAAAGAGAGTAGTATTTGAACCACTGAAAAAGATGGGCATTACTATGGACCTGATGGTCGGTAATCATGATGCGTACTATAAAAATACCAACTCTATCAATGCGGTAGAACTTCTACTCAAAGAGTATGACAATGTAATCACATATTCTAGTGCTACTGAAGTAGAAATAGATGGACGCAAACTACTATACATTCCCTGGATATGTGAAGACAATGAAGAAGAAACTTATGAACTTATTAAAAGTTCAACTTGCGAGTGCGCGATGGGGCACCTTGAACTCGCAGGATTTAGAGTTAGTAAACAACTCGTCATGGATCATGGTCATGCAAGCGAGTTATATTCAAAGTTCACCAAGGTCTACTCCGGTCACTATCACACTAGATCGGATGATGGACGAATCTATTACTTGGGCAATCCCTACGAGATGTTTTGGAACGATGTCGGAGATCGAAGAGGATTCCACATCTTTGATACAGAAACTCTGGAACATACTCCAGTAGATAATCCATATACTCTGTTTCATGTTCTTTACTATGAAGATACAAATCATCAACTATTTGATGCTACCAAATATGAAAACAAAATTGTAAAAGTTGTTGTTCGTAAGAAAACTGATAGCGTTAAGTTTGAAAAGTATATTGATAAGTTATACAGTGCAAACGTTGCGGATTTAAAAATTGCTGAAAACTTTATTCTTAATGATGAAGACGTAGATGTTGGCGATGTAGAAACAGAAAACACTCTTTCTATTCTTGATAGATATATTGAAGAGGCAGACATTAGTTTGGATAAATCTACTGTTAAAAGCTTCATGCGAGAGACCTATCAAGAAGCATGTGAACTGATCTAATGTTTATTCTTACAGTAGCAGGTAAAGAAAAAGAAGGAGCATACTCCGTAATTGATGATGACGGAGAACAAGTTCTTTATTTGTTTGAACAAGAAGATGATGCAATGCGTTATGCTATGCAACTAGAAGAAATCGAATACCCTGAGATGCACGTTCTTGAAGTGGACGATGAATTGATGGTAAAGACCTGTGAAATGCATGGTCATCGCTATGCTATGATTTCTAAAAATGATATTGTAATTCCACCTGACGACGCTAATGATTATCTTTAAGACCATTACTTGGCAAAACTTTCTTTCTACCGGACAACATCCTACTACTGTAAATCTAAACAATTCATCTACAACTCTTATTGTTGGAACAAATGGTGCTGGTAAGTCAACCATTTTGGATGCTCTTACATTTTCTTTGTACGGTAAATCTTTTCGTAAAATCAATAAAGGTCAATTAGTAAATAGCGTAAATGACAAAGGATGTCTTGTAAATATTGAGTTTAGTGTTAACAATACTGATTGGAAAGTTGAAAGAGGAATCAAACCTAATATCTTTAAGATATATCGAAATGGTGAAGAACTAAATCAATCGCACTCTGCTATTGATCAACAGAAGTGGTTAGAACAGAATGTTCTAAAGATGAACTATAAAAGTTTTACTCAAATTGTAATTTTGGGTAGCAGTACTTTTGTTCCCTTTATGCAATTGCCAGTATCAAGTCGTAGAGAAGTTGTTGAAGACCTTTTAGATATTAAAATCTTTTCCTCAATGAATGAGATCATCAGGACAAAGATTCGTATGATTAGAGATGAGGTTAAAACATTAGAACTCAAGAAAGAATCTGTTAAAGATAAAGTTGATATGCAGAAAGACTTTATTAAGAAAATTGAAAACCAAAGCAAAGAAGATATTGACTCTAAACTAAACACTATTGATAGTATCAATTTAGAAATTGAAAAAGCATTCCAATGGGGATTAGATAAAGATCTTGAACTGAATAATATTCGTGAACAGGTAACAAAGTTTGAAGATTCTGGGTCTAGGCTTCGTGAGTTTGGTAGTATTAAGGGGAAGATGTCCCAAAAAATATCTACTATTGTAAATGAGCATAAGTTTTTCACAGACAATACGGTATGCCCCACCTGCGATCAAAGTATCGAAGAGTCATTTCGTGTAAATAGAATCAGGGACTCACAAAATAAAGCAGAAGAATTGCGTAAGGGGTTCGATGATCTCCAAAAAGCGATTAAAGACGAAGAGTTGAGAGAGTCCCAATTTAAACAATTATCCAAGGAACTTAGTAACTTACTTAATGGCATTTCTACGAACAATGCTCAGATCACTGGGCATCAAAGACAGGTCAAACGACTGGAATCAGAAGTTCAAACTATTACCAGTCAGATCGAAAATAGAAATACTGAACATGAAAAACTAGAAACGTTCAGAGAAAGTCTTCAGGAGACTTATGATAGACTTGCTGAACGTAAAGAGAAAGTTACTTACTATGATTTTATACACACCCTCTTGAAGGACGGTGGTGTCAAAGGAAAAATCATAAACAAATATCTGCCTCTGATTAATCGACAAGTTAATCGGTATCTTCAGATGATGGACTTTTACATCAACTTTAAACTTGATGAAGAGTTCAATGAGTCTATTGAAACTCCAATTCACGAAGACTTTACATATGCATCTTTCTCTGAAGGAGAGAAAATGCGAGTAGACTTATCTCTTCTATTCACTTGGAGAGAGATCGCTAGACTTAAAAACTCAGTCAATACTAATCTTTTAATCATGGATGAAGTATTTGATTCATCTCTTGATGGTTTTGGAACAGATGAGTTCCTTAAGATTATCAGATATGTAATCAAGGACGCTAACATCTTTGTTATTTCTCACAAGACTGGTATGGAAGATAAGTTTGATGAAGTAATAAAGTTTGAAAAAGTTAAGGGATTTTCTAAAATGTTAAGTTGAGTTTGATTGTTACAAATGTTTGTTAAGTTAGGAAACCCTGACTATATAATACAGTGAATGGAGGATACCATGCATAACTTAATATCACGCAATGAACTTGCGTCTTGGACATGGGAGGATAAAGAAACAGTCACCGAAAAATATGATCAGGTGTCTGATTACTTCCAATGTATTTCAGAATGTGGTATTATCGATCAAACTGCACGGAGGTTCTGCAGACACATACTAACCGAAGAATAACTACTTAACTTTTAAACCCCTCTTAGGAGTATAAAACTAAAGTCCCCTGCATCTTAAATAGGTGTGGGGGATTGGTCTATGTGCCAGTTGTGGAACTGTCTAACTCCCTTCAAAAATGGATTTGACTGCGGTATGATATTCACATACCAGCAAAGCAACGATGCCTGTTAACTACCAAATCAAATCACAGCTCGCTAAACTGCTCGCTACAGAAGACCTGGTTGTAGAGAATCGGAATGTAGAGACTGCTCAGTTTAATGTAGATACCCGTGTGCTGACTCTTCCTAACTGGAAACGCGCAAGTGAGAGCGTGTATGATATGCTTGTCGGGCATGAAGTGGGACACGCATTATACACTCCCAATGTAGATCCTCCTAGACATATTCCACATCAGTTTGTTAATGTAACTGAGGATGCTCGTATTGAGAAATTAATCAAACGACGTTATCCTGGATTGTCTAAAACATTTTACAAAGCATATAATGAACTTTCTGATGATGATTTCTTTTGTTTAGAGGATGAAGATGTAGACGCAATGAACCTTGCTGATCGGGCAAACCTCTGGTTTAAGATTGGTGGGTTTATTGATCTAACCTTTACAGAAGATGAGCAAAAAATCATTGATGTTATTGGGGCATCTGAGACTTACAATGATGCCTGTATAGCAGCAGAGATGCTCTATGCTTATTGTAAGGACCAACATGAGCAGCAACAGCAACAACAAAGTAAATCTCAGCAACCTGATAAAGAAACAAAAAGTAATTCAGAAAATCAACAAATCGAATCATCACCATCTTCTGAGATGGAAGAAGGAGAAGTTGATACTGAATCTAAGTTTGAGCAAGAACAAGAAGAAAACACCGAGACTTCTAATAGTAATATCAAAGTCCAAACCGATGAAACGTTTCAAGAGGGTGCTCAAGAATTCAATAGTGCTGCTGACTTTGGACAATCTCTTTATTGTGAAGTTCCTAATGTTGATTTAAGTCAAATTGTAATTAGTAATCAAGATGTTCATGATGAACTTGGTGGAAACTGGATTGCTGAGGCATTAGATAAACCATGGTATGGTCGTGATGGTCGGGTTGAGCAAATCTTAAAAGGTTCTGACTACAGCAGTGTTGATACAGAATATGCCAAGTTTAAAAAATCAGCACAGAAAGAAGTAAGTTATATGGTAAAAGAGTTTGAGTGTAAAAAATCTGCTGATGCATATTCTCGTTCTGCAGTATCTAGAACTGGTGTTTTGGACTGCACCAAACTTCATACTTACAAGTATAATGAAGACTTATTCCGAAAGGTAACTGTTGTTCCCGATGGAAAGAATCATGGATTGATTTTTATTCTTGATTGGTCTGGTTCAATGCAGGACTGTCTTCTTGATACCATCAAGCAACTTTATAATCTGATTTGGTTTTGTAATAAAGTCAATATTCCTTTTGATGTTTATGCCTTTACTAACAACTATCAGAAGAAATCTTTTGAATGGAAGCATGACCTATCCGAATATACTCATTCAGAAATGAAAGAAGGTATGTTTACTATAGATCCTCAGTTCAGTCTGATGAAATTCTTTACCAGTGATGTGAAACGTAATGAACTGGAGAAGCAACTTCTTTCTATCTGGCGAGTTGCTTATAGTATTAATAAGTGGGTTAACTATACTATTCCTTCTAATTTTGGACTTTCTGGAACTCCTTTGAATGAATCATTGATTTGTCTCCACTCTATTATTCCTGAGTTTAAAAAAACAAATGGGGTTCAGAAAGCGCATTGTGTAATCCTGACCGATGGTGAAGCAAATCATCTCTCTGTGCTTACTAACTATCAGTACAAGGGTGAAGAACGTTTGGGGTCAACCCGACTCACTATGAACTCATATGTTCGTAATAGGAAAACTGGATACACTTATGCAGTTCCAAAAGAATACTATAACTTTACTGGAATCCTTTTAGAAGATCTTCAACAGTCATTTCCTGAGGTAAACTTTATCGGTATTCGTTTGACCTGTGGTCGTGAGTTGCGTAGTTTTATTCGTAGGTATCATATCCTTACCGAGACAGAAGAAAAGATGATTCGTAAAGAAAAATCTTTTACCATTAAAGATTCTGGATACACTAAGTACTTCGGTATCCTTACAAGTTCTCTTCATATGGATACTGATTTTGATGTTGATGAGGGAGCATCTAAGGCAAAAATCAAATCTGCCTTTGTTAAGAATCTTAAAGCAAAAGCACTAAATAAAAAAGTGCTGAGTCAGTTCATGGATCTGGTCTGCTGACCACCCATTAAACTGTCCAAACGAGGGGGGAAATTGACCTCCTTTGTCCTATAATATCTTTGTTGAACAAACCAAGCACATGGCACTTTCTACTGAATACGTCGTTACGTCCCTTCAAAATCTTTATGGTGATTCAATCACTGCTGCTGATGTTCGTGCATGGTGCAGTATGAATGGGAGCACTTATCAGACGGTTTCTAAAAAACTTGATACATATAAGTCTGGTCGTGGTCGCTGGAATCTCACTGCTCAAGAAAAACTGGAACAATCATATCAAGCACCTTCTTCTACTCCTCCTATCGAACAGACTCTTATTCCTGAAAAAGATGATACTTTCGTCAAGTTTGGTACGTTTGGTGATGTTAAGAAGATTATTCAGTCCGGTTTATTCTATCCTACGTTTATCACAGGTCTTTCTGGGAATGGCAAAACCTTCTGTGTTGAACAAGCATGTGCTCAACTCAAGAGGGAACTGATTCGTGTCAACATTACCATCGAAACTGATGAAGACGATCTTATTGGTGGGTTTCGTCTTATTAATGGCGAAACTGTTTGGCATAACGGTCCTGTCATCGAAGCTTTGGAACGTGGAGCTGTGTTGCTTTTAGATGAAGTTGACCTTGCTTCTAATAAAATTCTTTGCTTACAATCTATTCTTGAAGGTAAAGGTGTTTTCCTGAAGAAGACTGGATTGTTTGTTAAACCCATGGAGGGATTCAATGTTATTGCAACTGCAAATACTAAAGGTAAAGGCAGCGATGACGGTCGCTTTATTGGAACTAACGTTCTCAATGAAGCATTCTTAGAACGCTTCTGCGTAACCTTTGAACAGTCTTATCCAACACCTTCTACCGAGCAGAAGATCTTAGAAGGCATCTCTTCAGATCTTGGTATTGATGATAATAAGTTCTGTAAGAACCTTGTTGATTGGGCAGACATCATTCGTAAGACATTCTTTGATGGGGGCATTGAAGAAGTCATTAGTACTCGTCGGTTGGTCCACATCATTCGTGCCTATAGTATTTTTGGTGATAAGTCAAAAGCAATTCAAGTTTGTGTAAATCGTTTTGATGAAGAAACCAAAGCATCTTTCTTGGAACTTTATGATAAAGTTGATGTTGACTTTCAGATGAACACCGATAAAATCTATGCAATTGACGGGGGTTCTAATATTTGATATAATATGGGGAGGTAAATATGTCTCCCCGAATGAATGCCTGGTCTTTACTTTATGAGGAATTGAAAATGAGTGAAAATTTTGAAGATCGATACGAAGATGGTATCAAGTCAAAACATTATTATGAGTATGATAGAAACGATATTAACAGAGCAAATCCATTTAGTTCAGTAAGTGAAGCATCATCGAAGGATTATCAATCTTTCTGGGGAGCTGGAGACTACATTCTTGCTGGTATGTCTGGAAGTGATTCTTCAGATACGATTAGTTTTGGAGCAGCACAAGCAGCACAATCAACACCGACAGTAGTGGGAGGGCAAGACGTTATTAGTTTTGATTTTAATCCACCTGCTGCTCGTCCATCATCCACTAATAACAGAAGAAAGTATGATGAAGATGTAATCATTAAAGAGTTACAAGAATACATTGGTAGAACATATGACCAGCATTATTCTGCTGGTTCTGATAAGATTCAGACTCTTGATCTTATTGAAGCATGTGGTGATGGTGAGGCATTCTGTCGCAGCAACATTCTTAAGTATGCATCACGATATGATAAGAAGGGAACTGCCCGTCGTGACATTATGAAGATTCTGCATTATGCTGTTCTTCTAATGCATTTCAACGATAAAAACGCAAACCGCGAAACCTATCCTCAGTGATATGAAACTCAAATCAAAAACCATGAAACTATCCGAATCTACTGTCAACCTTCTCAAGAACTTTTCAACAATCAATCCATCAATCCTGTTCAAGCAGGGTAGTAAGTTGCGTTCTATTTCTGTACTGAAGAACATTTTGGTTGAAGCAACTATCGTTGAAGAGTTTTCCAAAGACTTTGGAATCTATGACCTTAATCAGTTTCTCAACGGACTTTCACTGCACCATAATCCTGAACTAGATTTTACTAGTAATGATTTTGTTGTCATCAAAGAAGGTAAGATGCGTTCTAAGTATTTCTTTGCCGATCCTTCAGTGATTGCTTGCCCTCCTGATAAGGAGATTTCTCTCCCAACTGAGGATGTGTGCTTTACATTGAGCAGTCAACAACTTGAGAAACTTAAGAAGGCAGCATCTGTATATCAACTTCCTGATATTTCTGCTATCGGTGAGAACGGTGTCGTCAAAATGGTAGCTCGCGATAAGAAGAATGATACTTCTAATGACTTCTCTATCATTGTAGGTGAAACCCAAGATGATTTTATTTTCAACTTTAAGGAAGAGAATCTGAAGATTGTTCCTGGTTCTTATGATGTAGTAGTATCTTCAAAACTTTTATCTCGGTTCAGTAATCAAAATGTCGATGTCACGTATTACATTGCCCTTGAACCTGACTCGTTCTTCAATTGATGTTTGGATGAGAGTAATAGGCAGTTCTCTTGCGATTGTTGCCTATTTTATTGTTATTCATGTTGACGTGATGATGGGTGTAATGGCTCATTTCATTGCTGATTTTATTTCAGTTCCTTACTTTGTTCGCACAAAGTCTTGGGATGTGGTTATAATGTTAGTATTCCTATTGACGATTTCTCTGTCAAAATTGTTATGAACATCTTTGTAACTGATCCTAGTCCATACGAGTCTGCCAGGGTTCTCCCTGACAAGCACATCGTCAAGATGCCTCTAGAGACTTGTCAGATGCTTGCTATTGTATGCTCCGATAAGTGGGGACATAACTTTGGCACTCTTCCTAGAGCAGACGGTACTCCCTATGCTACTGAGAAGGGTGCTTTTCGTAATCATCCCTGTACTATCTGGGCAAATGAGTTTGTGACTAACTGGCAGTGGTTGCTTGCTCACGGACTTGCTATGTGTGATGAATACACCGCTCGCTATGGCAAGGTCCACACCTGCCAGAAGACGCTTCTAGCAGCAAAAGAGATACTTCCTACAGCAGATGTACAAGGTCGCAGTGGGAAGGATACAACACCCTTTGTATTTGCAGGACCTGATGAGTTCAAGTTAGATACTTCAATATCCA